TATCTGTTGCGCGGCACTTTGTGGTGATACTATCCTTGCCCCTGCCCTGAAGGCTCCTGTTTCACCCTTGTGAGGGTGGGTCCAGCCGCCTACGGCGTCAGGTTATTACGAATCCACTATATCACAGACGATCTTGCGATAGAAATCAGAAGATCGCGGAATGGGATCGGGGTTGCTAGTCTCTGATTCTTCGATAGCCGCTGGCATGCTCCAGTTTTGATAGCGCGCGCTCGTTCCTCTTTTGAATGAAAACCATCCTCAAGACGAACAAAATCGCCTTCAGCGCGACCCCACTTTAATTCTGGCAATGGAACGCCGCACACGTACAGCCAAGTAAGTTTACGCGCCCGGTGTCCATAGTTCGCCTGTTCAACCGCACACGTATAGCCCTGGAATCCTTCAATCCAGTCAGCAGGAACCCATTCCCCAGTGCGCGGAGGCCGCATAAGTCCAAACGCTGGCCAAGCTGCTGAACCTTCAGGATGCTCCAAAACTCCACCCCAGCGCCGCACAGCCGTAAGGGCAGCAGCAAAGCACCCTTTATCATCTCCTTTAATGAGACGCGGCCAAGTTGTAGGTGAACCGCCCCAGTATCGACCCCATCGCTCACACGGCGGGTGCGCTACAACCCTATGTGGTCCAGCATACAGACGTGCATCTCTCTCAATATCCCATGGATCGACATCTGGGAGATCGTAATAGCATCCGCCGCGCTGGACATAAAGCGCAGCAATTTTAGGGTATGATGATTCAGATGGGGTTGACATTTGCGCTCCTTACAGCGTGAGATGTGCGGGCGTTGACGCGCCCACAACCCCATTCTACACCACTTTTACCGCATCAGCTTGAGGCCCTTTTCCGCCCGGCACAACCGCGAATTCCACGCGCTGGCCCTCGGTGAGCGTCTTGTAGCCGTCCATCTCGATTGCGCTGTGATGCACGAAAATGTCCTTGCCGCCGCGATCTAGGCCGATGAAGCCATACCCGAGTTCGTTTTTAAACCACTTCACGGTTCCTGAAATTCGTTCTTCCATGTGCGTCTCCTATGCTTCCTTCAATTCATGAAATGCACTGTACAGTTTATTTAAAACTTCAAAAGGTCTGGTAGTGTAGGTATCGATCAATACCGGCCTCCACGCACCACCTGCATCCCTATGAACTATCTCCTCCATTCCAAACTGGCCGCCATTAAGAACAAGGGGATGATCTTTGACGAGATAGATAACGAGGCGCGTTAAGAGAGATCCAGATGTGCAATAAAGAGGAAATGAGCATTGTCCTGCTGTTTCATAGGCGTAAATTCCTTTGTTTCTTGTACACGCAAGGAATGGCCTCTTCCACCAAGCAACCTTTTTATTTTGTCCAGTCATGTCAAAAATCATGTCGTCCAAGTAATAACTTGTGTTTATCGCCACTTCGTTCTCCTATCGGCTGTACAGCACTCGTGACCCATCGCGCATGATGAACTTGCCATCACCCGCCTTCTTGCCGGGAATTGCGTTCGTCGCCTGCCAGTTGACCGCGTTGTGATCCGGCTTCGTCGCAGAGCGCACAAATCCGCTTGCCGCAGTCGTCGGAGCCTTGGCCGCGCCCGCTGCCGCCTTCGCTGCTGGCTTGGCTGCCACTGGGCCCGGCTTCCCCGGCATGACCGCCTTGAACGCCTGCTCCATCGCCAGCGGAGCCTTGGCGCGGTAGGCTGCCGACATGTGCTTCGCGTAACCGGCTTTGTCCTTTGCTGCCAGGAAGCGATCCACTTTGGACGTGTGCGCCTTGTCTGAGCGCAGCATCTTATCCAGGCGCGAATCGAACAACTCGCGAATCGCTGAAATCTGCGTCTCGTTTGCCTTGCGGGCGCCGAGTTGCTTCTTGAATTCTCCCTCAGTCACAGAGTTATAGACCCGCGCACGCTCGGCGCCGAATTCCTGAATCGTCAACGCCTGTTCGCGCTGGTCCAGATCGGGGTTGCCGGTGGGATTGGCTGCGGTTGGCTTGGATTCGGTCTTGGGCGCAGTCTTCGCCAGACCATTGACGCGATCCACGTAGGCGGCAAGCTGGTTCCAGAGCTGCTGTACGGGCCCGCGGCTCGCTTCGGGCAGTGCGGCAATCTCGCGCTGGAACAGCCGCATGGTCAGCACAACGTCATTCGCGGCCATATCCTGCGCGAAGACCTTGGAAACCTCGTGCGAGAACACGTCTGGCGCGATCTCGGCCAGCTTCGCCATGACCACCGGGCCGATCTTGGTGAACGCTTCTGGGTTGGCCGCCGCAATGTCGTTGACGAATTCAGGGCGCGCGGCCTGGAAGTCCGCGTCCAGATCTTTCCATTGGCCAAGTTCTTCCTTGACCTGCTGCACTGCCTCGGAACCGCCCTCGGCCTCATAGGCCTCGATTGTAGCTAGCGCTTCCTTGACGCCACCGGGAACCTTCGCAAGCAATGCCTGCCGGTCGAACAGCGCGGCGCGCATCTCGCGGGCCAGCCGCGGATTCTCGGCCTTGATTTTGTCCAGCTCAGCTCGGGCCGTCTCAGATAGCTTGAGTTGACCGTTTGCGTCGGAGATTACCGGCGCAGAGTCATCGCGAGTCTGCGTCTGAGTTTCTGTCTGTGTTTCGGTGCCTTCGGCGGTCGATTCTTCCGTGCCTTCGGTTGATTCCGTGCCAAGGTCTACGTCTTCAGTTTCCGGTGCTTCCAACAATCCTTCGTCTGGCATTTCGCTCCTTACATTGTTTCCGGTGCCGCTGGCGCTTGTGGAGGCGCTGGCGGTCCCTGTTTCGCTGGCGTTATCGCACTCATCGCCTGCTGCTGTGCCTGAATCATAGCAGCCGCGCGCTCTAAATGCTCCTTCGCGTGCAATTTTACATTCTCGACGCCTGCAACATTCGGCATGGGCGTTCCATCCGCGCCGGGGCGCCCCACATTCAATTCGCGCCACGCGGCCTCGGTGGAGAGCCAGTTCTGCGCGCAAGGGCCTTCCCACTGGTGGAAGTCTAGATCGTCAACCTCAATCGATGGCTTGAGCAGATCTTCGGGGTATTGCTGCCCATCGCCCAGGTCGATCATCTTCGGTGGCGTCGGCGCGGGAGGTTCGGGCTGGCCCTGTTGTTGCGCCATGAGCGCGGCAGCGGCGTGCTGCTGGAGAATCTGCGATTGCTGCTGCTCGAACGCCTGAAGCTCTTCCGGGCTGGGTGGAATCGGGGATTGGTCCAAAAGCTCCTCGATTTCGCGCATTTGCTTCTTTGCGGACTCCGCTTCCATCAATTGCAGCTCTTTGAAACCGAAAATCTGGCAGATAATCTCCCAGTTGTACACATCGCCGAGCAATTGCGCGGAAATCTGCGGGTTCTGCATCGCAACCGTCATCAATTGCTGCAAAAGTGCGCGTTTTGCGGAAGTTGACTCCGGAAAACTCGAATCTTCGTCTGGAAAGGCTCCAAACTTACCTTTTGTCAGTCTTTCGAGCTTCAAAACCTGCGTTTGACCCTTTACGGGGACCAAAATCTGTTCTGCGTGGTCCGGATTCTTGCTGGCCTTCAGCGCGGCAAGGTAGTACATGCGCGCCATGATCCACTGCACGCTCATCCACGGAATGCCCTTGACACCCATTGCCTGATTCTTCGCCTGCGCGTATCCGGAGGCCGTTTTCTGGTCCTCCATGCTGGCGCCGAACAGCGCCGGGGGCGTCCCAAGCACAAATTGCAGGAATGGGCCGGCCAGATATTCCATCAGGCTCACCAGCGAGGCCGGCAGCACCAAATCGGGCTCGCGGAAGAAATCAGCTTCGAGCGCCTGCCCGAGGCGCGCCTTTTTGAGCGCAAAAGCGAATGGCTCGGAGCGCTGATCCTGAATCGCGTCGAATTCTTCGTCTTCGGCGGAGATGTACGTCCGCGGCCAGCCCAGGTCTTGGGCCTCCCGCAGCGAGTTGAGGATGTCGTTGAAGAAATCCTGAATGACGATTGAGTCATCCATGATCGCTTCCCGCGCCATGCCGTCGCCTTCGTAGGGGAAGCCAATCACGATCCCGTCGTCCATTGATTCAGCCCAGGCCTCGGCGTAGGTCTTGCCCAGGAAAACGCAGTGGGCGCCATCAGGGAAAAGCTGATTCAGCTTGTCGCGCACCGTGAACGGCGTGCCGTCCTCGGTTTCGTTGTCCCCGGGCTCATCAGGCGGGATGTCGTGCTCTTCGTCGCCCGCGAATAGCTCATAGGGATCGTCGAACTTGTCGTCAAGGAAGTTGCACGGGCGCAGGTAGCAGTTGGCGCGCACGGCGAGGTGCGTCATGGCATCGCCGACCTGTGCATAGCGCCGGGTACCCTGCAAGACGCCGAGCCGCGCGATGCGCTCATAGGCGTTCTCGCAGATGCCCGACGAATCACCTTTGATCTTCTTGGCAATGTGCGGATACTGCATCTTTGCGGAATTGACGGTGGGATCGTTGTAGAGGATCACCGCGTCGAGGTCGTTCTGGCGCTTCGCAGTCAGCGGGAAGACGCGGGACTCGAGCGTGCCCCAAACGTGCGCCGTTTCGTTCTGCTTCGCTTCGCCGTCGTCGTTCATGCCCCAGAGTTGCGCATTAGCCTCGGTGTTGACAGAAACCACCGTGCGGCCGCTCTCGCACATCATCTGCACAATCTTGAGTTGAATACCCTTGGAATCGTTCGAGCGGTCGAAGAATTCGCGGTAAATCTCGGCGGTGTTGGCCGCTTCTAAGTCTTCGGTCTGCTGCGTGTTCGGGCGGAAGTCGATGCCTGGAGGGTTCTGCGTGAGGACCGACTCGATGACAAGTTCCGTAGGGCGGACAATATTGTAATCGCCAATATATCGCGGGCATTCAATAAATCCGCTTCCAACCGCGATAGATTCATCAGCGACTCCGACAGCAAACATTCCAGTCTGGCGATTCTCGTAAATGTGCTGGAATCCCTTGCGGTAGTATCGGTTGCGCCGGTCGCGCATGACCTCTCTGCGTCTGTCATAAAGCTCCCTTGTGCCCAGCGATTCCAGAGACACTTTCAGCGCGTTCTTTAGCTGCTCGGGCAGATAGCAGTTGCGCTCACCGTAGGTTGGCGGCTCATTGGGGTCTTGAATTTCTGCGGGGTGATCCTCTACAGCCTGGTCGCCATCGTTCGGCGCGGTGGGCTCTTCGATGGTGGGCAATGTCGCCATGTGCTCAGTTTACCTTATCCTGCACGGTCTTCAGGAAGTCAATCGCGGCCTGCTTGTCCATGCGGTCGATCACCGCCATCGCAGCCTCGCCAAACAGCTTGCAGCACACATGCGTATCGGCCGGCGTGTTCTCCTCGCCGCAGTACGGGCAGGTGATGAACGCGAGCAGGCCGGCGCGAACCTGCATGATCTGGTCGCGGATGAAATCGAGCTTTTGTGTGGGCGAAAATGCGGCGGCGTTGATCATGTGGCCTTTCAGGATTTTTTTCGGTGAGAAATCATGCTGCCCTTGCGCTGCGGTAGCCCGGCCTCTTTGGTGTCCGCGAATTCATGCAGTTGCTTGTGCGACATCGCAAGGAGGCCCCGGTTCGCTGGATTCAGCTTACCGGGGTCGTGTTCTGCGATGGCCATAGCCTCGCGTTGCTTCTTGGAGACGGCCGGCATTTACTTGGCCTGAAGAGCCGCGACCAGCGTAACCTTCAACGTGCCTGTGCCGGTGGTAAAGTTGCCTGTCGCTGCGTTGATGTAGATCGGCTCGTTGTCATAGGTCGATTCGGTCGAAGAGGCCAGATACGCGCCCGCCAACTGAATCACCTGTGCCACGGTGGGGGATGTGAGGAACGTTGCGGCGATGGTTCCGGAGAGCGCCTGAGTTAAACCTGTGGTTGGTCCATAGCCGACTGTGAGCGCACCGCCCGAAGCGTATGCAGTCCCCGTGTTCTCGTTGACCACGGTCGCCTTGATGACAGTCCAGAAATAACCGGCGCCGGGTGCGGGGAGCAACTTGACCGCAGTGGTATTCAGCGCCAGAATCTGCGCGTTGGTCAAGCTCACCGTGACCGCTACTGGGCCGTCGCCAAGCCGGTTATCCACCAAGCCGACGCCGCCGGGAAGAGTTACCGCCAAGAGATTTGCTTGCGTTCCTCCCTGAACGACCCACTTAGCATCCACAACCACCTGGCCTCCGCCACCTCCGCCAATGCTTGAGGCGTAATTGGTTGCCTCCTGCAGGCCAAAGGTCCCGCTGGATACGCGGTCGCCGGTGCCGTGCTGGTAGCTGAATGACGCTGTAAACGAGCAGGACTGGTAAACCAGCGGGGTAGAGCAGCTTACCGCGCTTGGAGTCACCGTCTCCTGGTTCGCGCCTGTGCCGACGGTAACCGGCGCATTCGTGTTCAGGGGAGAAATGATGGTTCCATCGGACAAACTCACGGTTCCATAGGCCACGGTCAGCGTAGCGGTTCCGGTCGCCGACGGTCCACCGGCGACATCAACCTGTAGAGCGGGAGTATTTTGCGCTACGCCATAGGCAAAGTTCAGAGCGCGAATCTGTCCTGCGAACCGGCTGGGATTGTCCTGGGCAAACGCTGCCACGCCGACGAATCCGGCTACAGCGATCAGGGAAACGAGCGAGCGAAACAGCTTCATTTGCATTCTCCATGGGCAGATTGCCCGGTTGATTGGTTGCAAGGGCCGGACTCGAACCGGCGTCTCAGGATTATGAGCCCCGCGGATTACCACTTTCCCACCCTGCTTCAAACTCAATAAAGGCTCTGGTTCTCTTCCGGCTCTTCGCCCTTCTCGCTGGGCTCCTGAGCTTCCTCATCGAAGAACTGGTTCATATGGTCCTTCAGCGCTTCGATGTTGTCGTGGTCGTGCGCACCCTGCTCGGGATCATGTTTGCCCTGCTCGTCGATGCCGTGCGACTTCATACCGTAGCCGTCGTGCGAGACGATCATATGCTTGGAGCCGGGTTCAGCTGTGTGCATCGCCTCAGCTGCGGCGTGCATGTGGTCGCCTTCAGGCTGTTCGCCGGTATCGACGTGCGCGGGTGCTTTGGCGGCTTCGGGTGCAGCTTCGCCGCGGCGGCTGCCGAGGCGTGAAAGGGATTTAGGCATTTCCAAGGGTCTGCTCCTGTTCTGCTTGCTGCGCGGGTGATTGGTCGGGAAGCGGTGCGACTCCCGTTGCCGTTGTTCCGTCGCTGTATTCCTTGGTTTCGACGGTCGGCACGGACAGAGTGGCCTCCCTCGCCGATTCCTCGGCGGCTATGGCGTCCAGATCAGCGGCGCTGGTTTCGGCGGGATCAACAACGCTCAGGAGTCCGATGTTCCCGTTTGCCGGCTGCGGTTCGAGGGATTCGGCTATGTGCGCTTCGATTTGGTGGGTGGTGGAAACCATGTTGCCCGGAACATGGTAGGCGGGCGTCAGCGCACCAGCGTGATAAGGCTGCGGGTCGTCCACCACATGCGGCAATCCGAGAGAAGGTGCGCGCTCGGCGGCGGTTGCGTCCAATGCTGCTTGCTGTTCAGGGGTCATTTCGCTCCTTGTTTAGCGTACTTTGATGAGGTTTCCAGCGCGCCCAACTTTGTAATCAGTTCCAGCGATATGCACCGTCTTGCCAGGAATATATACGATGGCCGAGACGAATTCAGGCTTTGCGGCTTCCGCTGCCAGTTTGTCGGCATTGAATGCCTCGATCAGATTAGGGCCGCTTTCATAGCGAATATTCATACTTCCTCCGGTGAATCGCGATTTTCCAGCGCTTCACGCGCCTGACGCCAGTTTACACGCTTTGGCGCGGATGGTTTCGCAATAATCTTCGGCTTTTCGGCTTCGGCTGTCAAACGTTGTTCAAGGGATACGATGCGCTCCTCGTGGTTTCCAATGCCGGGAATCGTTTCTTCTCGAATCCTGGAGTCCTCAGATTTTGCTTCTTCCCGCACTTCGGCAATGCGCCGATGCGCAGCCTTGAGAGCCTTCGCCAGCGTCAGGTTCTCGCGCTCCAGCGCCTCAATGCCCAGCCATCTCTTTATCGTACCGACCATCTTCCCCTCCGCTTTGGCTTATTCCTCGCATCCGCCTCAAACTTGCGCATTGCAATGGACAACTGCGTCATCTGCTCGGCTGTTGGCGCCGCGTCAGGCGGAACAATCTGCGCTGCGATCTCCGCACGCCGCACCGGATCAGGAACCTTGACCGTCCCCAGCATATCAACCAGCCCGTAGCGCAAGCAATCGCCGCAATCGTCATACAGGTGGTCGGTCTTGCGGATGTCCTCGCCGCCCTTGTCTGAATCGTACTCCAGCGAAGGGATCGCCGCGATAGCCTCGGGGCACATGTCCGAGATAAACCAGGTGTCGGACTGGATCAGCGAGTACATGAACCGCCAACCAGATACACGCGATCCGGGCGTCATATCGCACGGTTGCGGCTCGGGGAACGACTTTGCGCCCTGCTTGAGCAACTCGGCCGGCGTGTGTTGGCTGTTCTTCTTGCCGAATGCGTCTGCGGATAGAATCCACGCTTTCAGCTTCTCGCCGATGCTTTTTGTTTGGATTTCCTGTCCAAGTTCAATCTCGCTCGTATCTGTATCCGCTAAATTTGCAATATGTTCCCTATAAGTAAACACGCACTTTCGCGGCGCGTCCCAGTCCCGGCCCAACAATTTCGCCTGCGCGGGGCTTACAAACCCGTGCGCGTGCCAGTAAACCGGGCTCGCGTGCTTGAATCCCCAGTCCTGACCGATCCAGTGCGGCCACCAGGGCTGCACGATCTGCATAATGATTGCGTGTGGAATCTTGCGCTCTGATTCCTCGAAGTTGATGAAGTATTGGCCTTCGGGCACGGTCCAGTTACCGTCGAGAAGAGCCTTGCGCTTCTTCTCGGGAAGGCCTTTCAGCGACTCGCGGTATTCGGCGCCAAGGTGCGGATTGTCTTCGAGCAGTGCCGGCACAAAGTGAAACTCGTGCTTGATGTGCTGCAATTCCTTTGGAAATTTGTGATCCGGCCAGAGCGCCTTTACCCATTGCAGGCCGATGCCGGTCGGGTTGGTCGCAGCCAGGAAGCAGGGCCGCGCAATGCCTGGGGTGCGTAGGCGGAACAGCACCAGATCCTCAAATACGTCGCGCTTGTTCTCGGTCAGTTCCTCAACGGCGATGTCGCAGAACTCGGCAGACTTGTACGAGTTGGGGTCTTGCAGATTGCGTAGCGCGATGCGGCCTCCACCGAACTCTTCGCGCACAAAGAAGCACAATCCCTCTTTCTCGGTGCGGTGTGTGCTTCCCAGCCATTCGGGGAATTCGCGCTCGATCTTGCTGATCTGACGATCTTGCAGCGTGGGATAGTCCAGCGAGAACAGGCCTACCATTAGACCCATGATGCCCGTCTCGGCGTACCGCTTGAGCAGTTGCCGCAGGCACCACCAGCGCAGCAGGTAGCTTTTTCCGCCGCCCGCTGCGCCTCCGTACAGCACAAATCTATATTTATCAGTTGCTTCGATGCACTCTAACTGTTTTGGCGTTGGATTGATTAGGTCATCGAATAGATCGAAGTCCTCTATCGCGCCAGCCATATCGTCCCAGCAGTGATCGCGGCGCCGGCCTTGACCGCGTAGTAAAGGCCCGGCGCTACCAACGCGGTCCCAACTTCGCCGGTGACTACAGTGACCTCGTTACCGGCCTCGTTGTAGACAGGCAGGAAGTCCGCGCTTGTCAGATCGGGCGAGGCAACCAGGCTTACAGTCTCGCCAGAGTTGTTCCAGATTGCCAGCATTACCGGCGCCGGCTGAGGAGTCAGCGACACCGCCATCGTGAGCGCATTCAGCGCCAGGTTCTCGCCGTTGAGCACAGACAGTTTGTCGCCGCTGGAAAGTTCTGTCGGGGTTTGTACTGCGCTGAATAACGGCATAAATCACCTCAAAGCGAGTTTATCACCGAACGATGACGCGCTTGATGCCGATCTCGCCGCTGACCTCGGCCTGGATCTTGTCGCCATAGTCGAGCGGGGCGCTTGGCTTGATGCCGCCGCGCAGCAGGTGCGAGGCCTCCCACTTGGCCTGGTCGCAGCGGAGCCGGTTGCGCTGGATGCCAGCCGCATCAATGCGAGTGATTCCGGCCTCATCGGTGTACGTCGGCGTCTCTGCGGCGATTTCGTTCGCGTCTTCAATCCTGGATTCAACCCCCGCCCGGCGGGCTGCGGCATACCGCGCCCCAAAGCCGTCCGTGTCGCGCACAGCCCAGCGGGTCACCGTCCTGCGGCATGGATACCCATCGTCGGAGCAGATCGTGCGCAGACTCTCGCCGCCGCTCATGCGCACCAGAATTTCTTCGGCGATTTCGGGATTGTAGACTTCGAGCATTAGCGCACCCTATGCCTCGTGCCGTCTGGTGGCTAGATCGATTCCCCTGAGTTCGGCCAGCCCTCTGTCGTGCTCGGAAATCTTATCGTTAAAATATTTGTTGTCTACGCTTTGGTCGGCGAACTGCTTATCGTGATCCGCAACCTTTTGCGTGATCTTTCCGCCATTGAAAGAGACGACGGCAAGGGTTGCCAGCGATGCGATGATTGACCCGCCCGCCATGATTGAAGAAAGCG